TAAAAATTCGACTGCCAACATCCGTCCGCTTCCAAAGTTTCTTATCCGAAAAATCGAAGTTGAAAACGCAGGCATGGAAGTGAGGTCTGCCAAAATTTTCGCCATATTCTCCAGCCATATAAAAACGAATCGGATACTGACCCTCTACAGGGTCAATGCCTCTATGCGCCTTCCTAAGGCGCTTCATGAACTTCTGAAAATGATCATAATGCAAACTCTGGTCTGCTGGCAAGTTCTCATCGTTATACGTCAACGTAATAAAACAATTGTTTGTATACCTACTTGCCTCATGCAAACACCTAATCGCCCATTGGCGAGAACGCTCAAGCCGACATCCTACGCACTGACCGCATGGCAGCGTGAGGCTGCGCACAATATCGTGCCTGGCGCTCTCATAGAAAACAACGTCCCCTGCTGCCGTTTTCCACGCCGCTAACGGGTGGAAACAGGGCACGTTACAGTCGCCAACCGCCGCGCATAGGGTTATTGCGCATATTGGCGGACTTCGTCCGCATAGAACCCCTACGAAACTTCCTAGCGGCTTTATACTTATTCATTGGTCTACGACGCATCATATTTTTTCTCCTTTTGGTGTCACCTAGCACAGTTACATCAAGTAGATCACTGTGCAGGTTCGCCCTCAACGGGCTCACTAGGTGACGAAACGACCGCCTGGGCGGTCTCTTGAGGTAAAAGGCCCATTGCCTTCATCTCATCCTTATTAGCCTCATCTGAGGCAAATTCAACAAAAAGAGCGGGATCATTATCAAACCTTGACCGAATCTTTGCGGGTAACGCAAGGAAGGAATCTTGCGCTTCCATCACCGCATTAAGGGCAGACTGATAATCAGTAATCCCGCTAAAATCACCATACTGAGGCTGAACGCTACCAATAGGTAGCTGACCAGTAACATTAAACTGGCGCAAAATATTATTAATATCGCACTCATCTTTAAATGACTGCTGAGTAAGACTAGGATCAGTAAAAATAATAGCGGAATTAACGCTATTCTCATCAAAATCGAAGGTAATCGGATTCCTAACACGGCTCATATCATTTCCCAAAAATAGATTTTGCGGCATTGATAGCCCCGCTAACAAACCTGCCAACAGGGCCAAACTGTTCAACATGCCTACGCATGTTCTCTGTATTCATCTCTGCTCTAACTTGATTTTGATCAAGTTGCGCCTTAGCCATATACATAGGTATCTGAGCTTGCAACAACTTAGTTTGTTGCTCTAAATTCAACTGCTTAAAACCCTCTGTCTTAGTTTGTGCAATCAAACTATCTACCATAGCCCGCACCTGAGCGGGCTTTTCTCTCTCTGTAGCTATCTGCTCAGCAACCAATTCAGTGTCCTTAACAAGCTTTGCGGTCTGCTGAGCTGTAAAACCAATATCAGCTACTGTCTTCTCTAAATTTGCTCTTGCCTGAGCAAATCCCGTCTGCTCCAAAATCTCACCCTCTGTAGTGGTTTTAGAAGCCTGAGCTGCGCTCGACAAACCACTCGCAATCTGACTAAAACTACTACCTATCTGTGGAACAAATACCTGTGGCATCGCCCCAGCTGGTGTAGATGCACCACCAAGCTTAGAAACCAACATAGGGTTAATACCTGCTTGTTTCAAATCTTCAACTTGCCGCTGGTATGCCGTATCGGACATACGCTCTTGAAAAAGCATCTGTTGATTAGCTGCCTCAGCTGAGGCAGCAGAAGCATCTCGAGAAGCCTTCGCGTCTATCAACGATCCAACTAATGCGGCACCAGCCGACCACAAACTCATATTAGAAATGGTCAATCAAACCAGGCACTGAATACATCGGCATAGGCCGTGCCTGACGAACATTAAAGAAACCATCAAATAAAAACTGTTTACCATTCGCCGAAGCTCCAATGGCAACAATACGATCCACAGGTGGATCTTCATGAATAAACTGACCGTTCAATGTAGGCAGAGACCCAAACCTTTGGGCCAAATGCCAAGCATCTAATGTACCCGCTGCCG